CTCTATTATCAGGTTCTAAATTTCCACCATCAAAAAACTCATCGGGAGCGGTGTCAAGATCACCGTGATCTTCCAGATGAGAAAGATTTCTGCATGGATCGTATCTGTAGATATTCATACTCTAACTTACAAGAAGTCTATAAAAAAGGAGGACTGCAGTATTAGCAATCCTCCACCTAAAAAATGAATTATAAAGTTATTTATGTATCACTCAAGAGATACGTTCAGAGTTACCTTGATTTGGTCTCCGTTGTTCTGAATGGCGTATGGACCATTGGTGAATCTTTCAGCATAGAAGATGCTGCTATACAGAGTTGCGTTTCCAGTACCATCGATAGCAGGAGTTGTAGTGAACTCATTAGCATTATATACGGTATGAACTGTATATACGTTTGCTGTTGTGGTGGTATTGGATGTACCGCGAGCAACATAAAGAACATCACCAGCTGTTAGACCGTGGGTTGAAGCAGAACCTGCCTTAACTGAAACCTTGGAGAAGGAGAAGTTGCAAGTGGAACCAGTTGCAACCTGAATGTTTTGTTGAACTGGGGTGCTTAAATATACTCTCTTCAGAGCTCTATCGACACCAACAACAGTAGTACCAGTCGCAATTCCAATTGGGTTGCCGTGAAGAGCAATGTGAGTTACACCCATTCCGACTGTAACGTCATCAACACTCAGAGCAGGAGCAATATCAATGTAAGAGTTTCCAAGAATACCAATAGTTGGGTTAGAATCATTACCCTTTGAGATTATTGTGCCAACACCAACTGTTGCAGCATCAACAACACCATGAACAAGAATTGGTAGGTTGGTAGCTCTAGTTAAGTAATAACCGTAAATATTACCAGCAGCACCTGTGAAGGTGAAGGTTTGCTCTGGATATGTGAAGGTGGTAATTGTATTACCAGTTCCGCTTAGTGCGTAAGTCCAACGAGAACCATTCAGAAGAATACCATAGTTTGAACTATAGTTTTGATCTGTTCTATTGTTTACACACAGAGGATATCCAGTTGTCGCAGTAGTACCGTATCCAACAGTACCAGTGCTGTTATAAGGCTCGTAGAAGTCGCCTAAAGTATTGAAGGTCGCACTAGGTACGTTACTATCAGCAATAGCAGTATTGCTGGAAAATAGTTTAAGAATTAAATTTCTTGGATTGGTTTCTGCAATAGTTGCAACATGATTATTTGCGCCTACTAGATAACGTAATGATTCAATTTCACCAATGACTGGAACTAAAAGTGCCATCTAAAGTTCTCCTATCTCTTGACAGTTTATGCTTAACTAGAAATTATTTATTATAGTTATAATTTTAATTTCAATGATATAAGAAATCTCCGAACATTAGTCGAAGACCGAACTTCAAAATTTAATATGTCGCCCGCAACCAAGTTAGTGGTAGTCCAATTACTCAGATCATCGTCAAAGTTCTTATTGGTATTTATAATCCCCGGATACTGATAATTTACGATAGATGTTGCCGTTGGATAAGATGCATAGGTTGTTTTTTTAATATCTAATGATAGGTCTCCAGTTTGATCGGAGAATATTCTCCACGATTCAATTTGACCACTAACATCTAGTGTTAATCTTCCTTTATCGCCAGGAGTCATATCAAATGAACCACTGTCAACAATAAAATTTATTGTTCGCGTAAGATCAGCACTAGTAACTAATGCAATAATAAAAACTTCATTACCCGAATTTGGTGCTACTGTAAAAGTAATATTGTTTTGAGATACAACATAATCAACACCAGGTTCCATAACGAGGTTATCTTTAACAACAATTAATTGCTGCGAATTAATTGGATAATATGAGTCCCCATTACTGAATAAACCAAATACCTTACTAGATCCATTAAAAGATGCTGAGATATTATCAAGTATTAAATTAGTATATTGATTTGATTTCGTAGGAATCTCATAGTTAACCCCAAGGTTATATCTGATGAGTCCTTCATCCGTTCTTACATCATAAAAATTATCCTCAATCGTTACATTGAAATCTGTCATCGTCAACCAACTCCCGGAGAAACCATTACTGTTCCTTGTATAACTCTTGTTCTTAACTGATTGGGAGATATTAACATAATATCATAGACATATCTACCTTCAGCAAGAGCATCGGTTACAGTATTATTCATTGATAAAGCAATTCTACCATTACTCCTATCAACAAAAGTAACAGTGAATGGATAGGAAGTTGTAGACACGTAGTGTTTTTTCATCTCACTAGATGCAGTGTAACCTGCCAAATTTAAAGGAGTATTATTTTTATTTCTTACAGTAATTGTAATTTCAAAATCTGTTCCTTGCTCTATAGTGAGATTTAAGGGTGATGCTGCCATAGTTTACCCTTTTATACCTTTTAGTTAATATTTATACCTGCATAATAAAGGGTTATTGATTAGTATAATTCCAAATTTTAGTATTAGATTCTATATGATGTAAAGATATATTTCCCGAAATTATTATTCTATTAAAATTTTCCCGAACTACTTTATCCACACCATGCAAAGCCCAAGGCGGAAAAACAATAAAGTCTCCGAAAGATTGATTTTCTGGATATAATTTATTTTTATTGGAATCTAAAAAATAAAAACATTTTTGATCTTCCGGAACTTGTATAAAATGAATCCAGGAAATAATATTTGAAAAATCAAAATGGTCATGAACTGAGTGTCCATCAAGTTTATTATTATACATTTGAATCCAATAATTCCACATATACCTAGATCTATGATATAAACCCAAATCTTTCATAAAGATATCAATTATTGGAGAATAAAAATTTGTTAATTCACTCAGTTCTTCCAACTTAAAAAAGGAAGAATATAAATTACATTCAGTATTAAAAAATCTATCTTGCTTAACGAAATTATAAGAGAACTCAATTAAATTTTCATCTATCTCAATATTTTTATTCCAGAGTATCATTTTCTTTATGTTGTTTTTCAATTGAATAAGACTTATTTGAAGATTCATCATAAGACTTTAAATTATAAAGTCCTGGCCAAGTATCACGAATAATTTCAGCAAGTTTATATGAAGTTTCAGAAGTAATCATAGGTCTTGTGCGATAGACATAATGAACATAAAAATTCCAAATAGTTGGAAGAAGAAGAGGATGAGGAGCATAAAAAAAGGAGTTCAGAGAACTCCTTATATTTATTTTTAGAGTGCGTTTCCGCGAGGTAGAACTTCCTCAGGGAACACAAAGTTCTCATGAGGTTGGTCTACTGGTGCCATCCATGCTCTAAGTCCTTCGTTAAGGAGGATATTCTTCGTATAGAAAGTTTCAAATTCAGGATCCTCCGCCGCACGAATCTCCTGAGAAACAAAATCGTAAGCACGAAGATTAAGGGCAAGACCAATAATACCGATACTGGAGGTCCAGAGACCCATAACAGGCACAAACAACATAAAGAAATGAAGCCAACGCTTATTGCTAAAAGCAATACCAAAAATCTGAGACCAGAATCTATTAGCAGTAACCATAGAGTAGGTTTCTTCCTCTTGTGTTGGTTCAAATCCTTTGAATGTATTTGCTTGCTCTCCATCTTCATAAAGCGTGTTTTCTACTGTTGCCCCATGAATAGCACAGAGCAGTGCTCCTCCCAGTATACCAGCAACTCCCATCATATGAAAGGGGTTGAGGGTCCAGTTATGGAAACCCTGAAGGAACAGCAGGAACCTGAAGATTGCTGCTACACCGAAGGATGGAGCAAAGAACCAACTGGATTGTCCCAGTGGATACATCAAGAATACGGAAACGAATACTGCAATCGGACCAGAGAATGCAATCGCATTATAAGGGCGGATACCTACCAGTCGTGCAATCTCGAACTGACGCAGCATGAATCCAATCAGACTAAAGGCCCCGTGGAGCGCCACAAAAGTCCAGAGTCCCCCAAGTTGGCACCACCTGATGAAATCCCCTTGAGACTCAGGACCCCAAAGTAGAAGAAGAGAATGACCCATAGAATCTGCAGGCGTTGACACAGCTGCCGTAAGGAAATTAGCACCCTCAAGGTAAGAAGACGCCAACCCGTGGGTGTACCAGCTTGTAACAAACGTTGTGCCAGTAAGCCAGCCACCAAGGGCAAGATAAGCAGTGGGAAAAAGTAATAGTCCAGACCAACCCACAAATACAAAGCGATCTCGTTTAAGCCAGTCATCCAGGACATCGAACCATCCTCGTTGTGAAATTGGTTGTGAAAGTGTTGAAGAAGTCATAACCTCCTATGTATTTCTCATATTTATCTTAACATTCCTTAATAAAGAGGTCAATGAGTATTAGTGCTTATCCAATTACAACAAGAGAATCAAATGAACAGTCATATGTTCCTTTACGGTTAGTGTCTAAGTATCTAACTTTCATTGCGATTGGAGGAAAATGCTCATCATCTTTATCATACATGAAACCTAGAATTTCAAATTCTCTTCCGTGCCTTCGTTGATTTGGATTATCAATTCTACAAATATCACCTACTTTAAAAATAAACATAAATTTCTATCCCCAATAAATCTGACCGAGAGTAAATAAAACAAACACAAGAACTGTGAATACCATCATACCTACACCTGCCCAAATGATCCAGGGTTCCATAGGATGATGTTGATTATTATGAGACATAAAAAAGAGGGTTGTTATACCCTCTTAATTATATCAGTTATTCAGTTTAAAATCATCTGTTTCTATTTTTGTAAGTTGCTTTAACGGCATTGAAAGAAACTCTGTCCTTTTCTTTTTCGTCATCTGGAAGATTTTTATATTCAGTATTTGCAAGTGCCGCTCTTTTTGCTTTCTTTTCTGGAGTTTGATCTGTACTTGTTTTTGCTGTTTTTGCCCAACCTCTATGAACTGCATCAGCACCTGCTTCTGTAGAAGTTCCACTACCACTTCTTTCACCTCTTCTTAAAGCGCGAAGAGCAGCTGCAGCAGAAGAACGATTTGCTGCTCTACCAAAAGAACGCTTATCTCCAGTTGCTCTACCATATCCATATCTGGAATCTAATGCAGCATCAGATGCTTTTTCATAAGGACTATTTTCCTTTTCCATAATTTCTTCTCTCCACTCTTCACTCATATTCACCATAATTGCTTCCGCTGCTTCTGGTGTTTCAGCATATCCTTCATCAAGTAGATGTGAGAGGATGATGTCGTAGATGTCGTATTGTTCTACTGCTTTGATTTTACTACCAGTTCTCTGGTTTCTGCTTGCAAGAGTTTGGTTAAGTCTATTAGTCTTACCCTTCTGTTTTTGATACTCAGCATCAGCATAAGTATCAGCATGATAGACAGATTTATCAAATCTTCTTTTTCTCGTGTTTCTTGCAGCAGTTGCTAATCTGTCAGAGATTTCATCAAGTTGCTGGTTTTCAACAACTTCCATATATGCTTCTTGAAGATTGCGAAGTTCTTGTGCGTCCATTTTACAAATACTTTTTAGTTATTTAGGTATTCAATCATTATAGCATAAAAAAAGAGACCTTAGGGTCTCTTTCGTGAAGTATTATATTTTAAGAGACTCAACCGATGGTTGGAGCAGTCAAGGCAACAGGTGTATTCTCAACAGCAGCCAAATCCAAAGGGAAATTATGTGCGTTCCTTTCGTGCATTACCTCTAGGCCAAGTCCAGCGCGGTTCAGAACGTCAGCCCAGGTGTTCAGCACACGACCCTGACTATCAATCACAGACTGATTGAAGTTAAAACCGTTCAGGTTGAAGGCCATCGTAGAAACACCAAGAGCAGTGAACCAGATACCGACAACAGGCCAAGCAGCAAGGAAGAAGTGCAGCGAACGTGAGTTATTGAACGATGCGTATTGGAAAATAAGGCGACCAAAATAACCGTGAGCAGCAACGATGTTATAAGTCTCTTCTTCTTGACCGAACTTGTAACCATAGTTCTGCGACTCATTCTCAGTGGTTTCACGCACCAAGGAGGAGGTCACCAGCGAACCGTGCAT